TATCGTCTTATCATCCAAACTATCCATAACCTCATCTGCTATTTCGGCCAGGTCGGCGGTTGACTTATCAGAAAAAACATTAACCCAGAATGTCAAATTCTCGATGGCCTCGAAGTCTGCGAATGTCCCGATAGGAGACTCAGTGAGTAGGCCGAAGGTGCAATACGGAACTGTCGAGCCTTGTGGAGCTTTTACTTGATACAGTTTGGGGTCAAAAACTTTCCATGTTACTGTGCCATCAGTCTGTGTAGCCCCATTTGTGGTTGACCAGGTTGGCTCTGTAGTAGCGTGTGAAGTCCCTGCTACTGTGCATAGATAGGAATGTGAGTTATAGCTTGATGCTTTGACCACATCTCCCACAGCGTAGACGGTGGCGTTATCCCATGTTTCAGGCCAGAGTTTCAGGAGGTTGAACACCCCGACATTAACTTGGCTTATCAACCTTAACCTCTTTCTTTACTCGGCAATCCTTACATCTTTTCGGAGGGTCAAGGGAACGGTCGGAGTAGAATTTTTGCTCACCTTCTGACCATTCGAAATCAGTTCCACATACTTTACACTTAATTATCATTCTATTTCCCTTTTAGATATATAATATCTTCTTCCAACCTGTCCCTGAATCCTGTTTTAATTGATTCCAAGCATTAGGAGTTGGAGGTTCGGATGTATAAAGTAATTTGTTATAAGCATCAGGAGTCGGCCCCGATGGTGCAGTGTAATAAATCTCAAGGGTTACATAATCAACAAAAACATCGGAGTCTTTTACTGGCGTTGCTAAATATCCTAGTCCTACCCCAAAACTGGAATTCTTAACCCATGCAGCCGTTAGTGAATTACCCCAAGTATCGGTTGCCCCACCAGCACTATCAACGTGAGCGGTGTCCGTAGTCAATACGTGAGGAGTGGCATATTTATTATCACCTACCCTGGCCTTGCTGGTATCAAGTAAAGAGGCAAGGTCTATTGACACACCCCCATTAGCATACCAGTTGTTTACCCGAAGGATAACCCCGTCTATTGTAGAGCCATCCGGTATTATAGAGAAGTCAAAGCCTGTAGCTTTTAGTACTCTGGTCTGGTCACCAGAATCAAAGGTGGCTGCCGTCACCGAGGCTGTGTTCCCATCATTGACGTAGATATTTTCAGGCGTAACCCAATCGTTATCAGACCAGGGGGATTCTGAAGCCGTCTCACCAAGAGTAGGATATACTTCTCCTGTGGTAGCCATTATTCAGCCTTTTTCTTAATTGCTAATGGCGGGGTATCAGTGAGTTTTACAGTTCCCATTATTTCTTTATATTTAGCCTCTAGCAATTGGAATTTGATAAGCTCTAGTACCATGAGAATATTTTGAATCGTAGCGTGCTGGTCAGTAATTACGGTAACAAGTGCGCTATGTAATTCTTCACATTCTTTTTTCTTGGCTTCTTCGTATGTCTTTTCTAGACCAGCAAGTAAAGTCTCTGTTTTCAATTCTCTTCTCCTTTTACTACACTACGTAAACATAAAGATGGTTGTCGTCTGAATCGTAGAACATTGTACCTTCAGTTGTACCCGTAGCCGTTGCCTTTGGTGTTAATATAAGTTGACTAAGCTCAATATCAGTAGCTGCCGAATTAATCTCGGCTGCCCCGATTGCATCATCGGCCATAGCTGCGTTATCTACTACCGAGGCAGCAAATAGATTAGAGGCATCGATTGCCCCTACTCCTATATCATGAACATGGTCTTCCCTAGAAGCTGCTGCCCCTGTGCCTTCCGCTGCCACAGTCCCTACTGATAGGGGGGCAACATCACTTAACTCTGCTGCATCACCCGCTAGAAGAATCTTTTTATATTCCGCCATTTTCTAACCTCCGTTTTGTACTTTCATTTCACCCGTTGAAAGATTTATTACCACATTTTGGTTTCCCCATCTCAACAATAAAGGAACCTCGGCATCAATATATGCTTGTCCGTTTTCTATCTTTATGTTGCCATTGATTATAACTGGATTCAATACTGAAAGCGGGGAAGTTTTAGAATATCTATCTCCCTTCCCATTTAATTTGGGAGTAATTATAGTTTCCCCACTATGATTAAGTTGTTTATCGCCATATCTAGACACTGACTAATTCCCTCACAAAGATTTCTAGGTGATGGTAGGCTTCTGAAGGATTGACTATACCCGTAATTTCAAAGACTACGCTTCCCCAATAAATCCTATCATCTACATTCACTGTCATATTGTCGCAGAATATTTTATGGGTAGATATGCTGGTTACTTTATCTTGGGACATTCTTTCCTGAGATGATAACGAGCTTATCCTACCCTTAAATGAACCACCAGAAGTCCAGACGGAAGTGACTCCGCCCTGTCCATCATCTGTTTCGGCTAATGTGTAAAGCGTTAGGGTATTATTTAAAAGCCCTGAAGATATAGGCATTTAGAACCTCAAACTTTGCAACATCATGCAAACTAAAACCTCATCCTTTTGTAACTTTTAATATTGTCTAGTATAGTTTCAACAGCACCTTTGCCTAAAGAAGTTCCCGCCACAGTCCACGAATAATCACCTATTCTTTCAGACTGCAAACCTTTGTTTTTATTTCTCATTTCATATTGAGCTACGCTTAAATCTATACACGCCTGCCTTATATCTGAAGAGTACTGATAGATGTAAATTGATTTAGCGGTATCGTGTGTGGCTGATGTAGTCCCATTCACCCCACGCTCAACTGTTAATGTCAATGTACTTATCGAGTAGATGTACATTTGCTCAGAGTCTGCCAGGATAACTTGTCCGGCTGATAGGTTAGTAACTGAGGTTACGTCAACTCCCGTTTCGCTAGTGTCTAACGCTTCGCTAGTTGTAGTGTCCACAATATAGGGTGTGGCCGATATGCCGTCTCCATATCCCCATATGCCTGCTATCTGAACGCCCTTCTTCACACCGGAGGCGAATGAACCATAATCGCCATTAAGATTTATCTCTAGCCTGGTATATGGTAAAACATTAAGGGTATCTTCTATCCCGTGTCCGTAAAGTATATAATCAGTTGTAGCAAAGGTATTTTCAAAGGTGGCATCTCCGTCCTCGTCTGTTTTTAATCCCGAAGCGTTTATTGATAAGAGGTCGGGAAGCCATAATCTAACAGCACCGTCAAAGTATCTTGTGGCTGTTTGAGTATAGAAATGGCGGTTACAATATTGGTCAATACTTCTGCTGGCGGACTCGGCTATCTTCCGCATTACAGTATCGTCAGTGGTAGATGTAATACCAAGAACTCCCTTAATGTCGGCTATATTACAATAACTTCCGAAGCCCATGTTATCTCCTAAAGGACTTGCCTATTCCCTAGCCAAAGTCTCCCGCATATCTCACAGGATTTATAACCCTTTGAATTCTCTTTTAATAGCCAGTCATCATAAGGACACAGATTGTTTTCTATATCTTCCTCATCCGCGTTAGGTTGAGAACGATTGAATTCAATTATGTTCTTTAAGGACTCTATATTACCCGCCATTTTTTTTAGCCTCGTCCCTCGACTTGTACCAGTATGTCACTGTGATACCAACTGCCAGAATATACGCCTCAGCGTTTATCCTACCTAGAAAGAATCCTGCTGTAATTCCGAGCATACCTATTAAACTAATCGCTGGGCGCACCCATCTCATCTTTACAAATTGTCCTTAGATAATAATTTAAACCCTCACGCAAGAGGATATAAGCTAGCGTTCTATCAGTCATTTCGAGTTTTCTTTTAGAATCATCTATACAACAACTAAGCCACCGCTCAAATTCTTCTGCTCTTTCCATTTTCCAAATTATCCCTAAAGATAATATTCCTCAATAATCTCGCATGGCCTAGTTGGAGTCTCATCATGGTAGCACTTGTGGATGTGGGTAAATGGAATTATCTCCACTCCCATCTCAACCTTGACAGGCACTTTATCTATGGCAGTTTTCCGTATGTTAAACAAAGCCCTTGCCTGAGCTTCGGTAGGAAAGTCTTGTATATTTCCTTCTGAATCCATAACCCTGTAAAGCATTATCTTAAACTCCCATATCCGTAACTTGCATCAGGTAGTGAAGGACTTGCCGATAGTGGGCTGCTAAAAATCAATAGAGTTACCATTAAGGTTACTAGAATAATTATCCCTACCAGTTTCATTAGATAACCCCTTTCTCAGATACCAAAAAGGTGACGTTCTTGATTAAACTTATTGGCAATTACTGCCCCACTTATGGCCTGGTTGGTAATAATGTTTAGAACTTGAATGCCTTTGAAAAACGTTCCAGCTGCGCTTCCCTCCCGCCCGATAAATAGACTAAGAGCATTAGCAGTTAAAACAGTAATCCGCGGGATAGTTTTCTTTAATTCCCCATTGATATACAGCTTGACATTCACCTTATCGTATGTCGCCATGAGATTATACCAAGTGCCAACAGACAACGGCGTGGTATCATCCGCATCGGTATACCACGTAGGAGTCGTATAAAACTCAAAGGCAAAATAGTTAGTGGCGGTAATGGATACCACATAGTTCATGGCTACTCCTCGGTCACCCTTAGCTATCCAGTATTGCTCAGTGTTAGCAAGCCCTGGTTTGGCCCAACCTCCAATGGTAATTGCATCAACAATATCCAAGCTGGCAGCATCTACTATTTCTACCCCATCGTCAATCCCATCAAGGTTCAGTGCCCACAAGCCAGCACCAATTTTAGCCCAGGTAGCTCCTGTGATTGTGCCATGATTGTTTAATCCTGACCTATCCCTTATAGTTGCAGATTGTGGGTCATCCTGTCCCGGCAACCAGAGGACACAATTATTAACTTTTTTGTAAATATCTGCGTTGGTATTATGTGCAACGGGGGAAGGACGAACCACTGTTAAAGTTGTCCCCGTTGCCGTGACAAACATAAACTCGGTATCTATTTTTATTATAGACCCTGCGGGGATTGCAGTAGTCGCATCAGCGTCACAATCTATTCCAGTCTCGACATTATCTAACGCCTCATCAGTATCTATCCCTGTATCATTGTAGGAAAAATACGGGTTAGGGCTAAACGGAAGATGTCTAGAATATCCCCCGCCAATGCTTAATTTTCTACTTCCTACTATCGGCATAATTTACCTCTTAGTACTGCTCTGTCGTGAGGATAATTCTAAGGTCGTTACCAGCTGTATTTGTGAATGCATCCCTCGTGACTGCTATCCCTATTAAATCATCCGCCGCCGTTGCACATTGGAAAGCTAGGGGAAGATTCCCTGTAGTAGATGGTGTTGCAAGGGCTTCCGAATCCCCAGTCCCTAAATCTTCCATAGCAGGGAAGTCAATCTTGCCTACATAGTTTGCAAGGTCGGCATGGAGTAGAGCCGTATTAGCAGCATGGTCATCTAACTCCGAAGTTGGTGTTGCATTAAACAGGAATAAAGTTATTCTCGGAGTGACTGCCGTAGTCTCACAGATAGCATGGGCTTTGACAATATACCCAGTCCCACCGTTGACCTTAGCTATTGCGGCGAATAGCCAAGAAGTACCCACACCATTAGACGCACTTTCTGACATAACATCTTCTGCATGATAAGCCGTAGCCGAAGCCAGAGCTTTAGTTACACCTACACTTACTAGCCTTTTCCCCTCGATTGTTGCCATAGTTTACCTCCGTGACGTTTTATGTTATGATAATCGGCTTTTAGCCTATGTTACTTACAAATTGAGTGGTGGCAGGTGTCTATTCCACCCGTGTTAATAGCGTAAGAGTTGTACTACCTCAATACGCCCACTTTCGCCAAACGGTTTATAGGCTCACGTTTGCCCATTTTCGCCACCACTTCTACTCTACAAAGAGTTTATATAGGCTCATGTGTTCAAAGCCCAGTCTCTCTTCCTTGTCAAGTTGCTTTAGGAACTTGCCTACCTTAGCTTTTAAGCCGTCAGAGACGGGGATATCCCGCTCTTGCTCAATAGGCGTTCCATCTTCTCGCTTGACTTTCCACTTGACTTGAGTCTCCACTTGTTCAAACTGAAGGTCGGTTTCCTCTTGCTCGGTAAACAAACCCTCAATGAGTTCCCGTGCCTCTTTCATGTGGGCATAGTTCCAGCCCTGAATTTGAGGCACGATGTTACGGATTAGTAAACGTTCAAAAACATTTAGTATCACTCTTATCTTCTCCTATTATTTATTAACTGTCAGCAGGCGCAGTTGTGGTCGCCATTATCCAGATTGGAGTTGAGCCAAACATACAGCGAATATAAGTAGTAGCTGCTTTGTCCACACCGCCAGATACTAACACCGCCGTATTAGCCGAACCAGTAGCAGCACCTTGCCCTGTATCTCCAAAGACTCTCAGAAATACATTGCCGTAGGTTGTGCCGTATTCCCTTAATAGGATATAGGGGTCAGCAGCAGGCGGCGAACCAGTATGGTTACGAGCACTATTTAGCACGATAATAGAGTTATCGGAGGCATTAGCTGCTGTAGAGGTTAGCTCAAATTCAGCAGCGCACAGATAGCCAGTTACATATTTAGCGGCTTGAGTTGCATTAACAAATAGACCGCTTAACCAAGCCCCTGATGTCCCAGTTGCCGTAGCCTTTACATTCAACCCTACGGCACTCTTGCCCGAAGCCATTGTGGGAGCCATTGTTACATCCACGCCGTGAGCTTCAGATGTGATAGTGCCAGCCCCGATATCGAAAGCATAACCATTTGCTACTGAGGTTGCGCCCGCAAAGGCAAGGGCAGCAGCGGAATGGGTTATAGTTACGTTCCCAGCATTGAAGTTGATAACCCCGCCATTGGACATAAAGAGGTCATCACCGCAAGTTATGTCAGCAGCCGTAGCAATACCACCAGTTACGATTAACGCACCTGTGGTAGTTGAAGAAGTAGCTGTGGCATTGGTGATAGTTACCGCACCATCGGTTGCAGTAGCCACCCCAACTAAAGTCATTGTGGCTGCGCCTAAGTCGAGAATGAATGATTTAGACCCAGTGCCATACCACTGAAAGTCAACATCCTGTGAAGTCCCGCCAACTTTGACCGCAGCCGTTCCAACTGTGAAAACATCGCCTGTAGCAGTCCGCCCTACAGCCTTCT